AATGTGGTTTGTGGCTAAATGTACCTAAATGTGGCTAAATGTGGTTTTCTCTTTCCCTCTCTTATGTATAGGGTAAAAAAAAAAAAAAAAAAAATTTTTTATATATATAAGGGAAAGTATATATAAGGGAAAGTATATATAAGGAAGAATATATATAAGGGAAAGTATATATAAGGAAGAATATATATAAGGGAAAGTATATATAAGGGAACCTTTAACTTTCCCTAGGACACTTTTTGACCTAGGCAAACTCAAACTCACCCTAGTGCCCAGAACTCGAAATCTGTGACCTAGAAGACGACTACCGAATAGGAAAATAGAAAATAGAAAATAGAATCCAATCCTGCATAACATCCTGTTATAACTAGATTATCTGGATCCAACAATCATTCTCACCTGCCACTTATTCAGTTATAACTCATATCTAGCTTATATCTATCAATAAAAAAAAACTTTACACACAAAGTCGGAAGATGTAGACTAGCTTTTAAGGCATAAACTAAGATTCCCTAGGTCAAAAAGTGACCTAGGGAATCAACTTAAACTCACACATTCAGAAAGGAGAATGCTATGTCCGAGACAACTAAACTGGAAAGGGAAGCTATGTCCACAACTAAACTGGAAAGGAATGCTATGTCCGAGACAAAGACGACGAAATTGGAACTGGCCATTTATATGTCGGGCCTTCGTTACGATGAAGGCCTTCAGTTAACTCCTTATAAGGTCTCCAATGGTCCTTGGGCCATTGGATATGGCCATAAACTAACTCCAGCAGAGATGCGTGTAAAGCGTGATTTACAGATCACGCTAGAGCAGGCAGAGAAACTTCTGCTGGAGGACACGGTTAGAGCAATTTGTGACGCTCGTGTGGTATGTGGAAGTGAATGTTTTAATGTACTTTCACTTCCACGAAAAAGCGTTCTCGTGAATATGGCGTTCCATTTGGGACGCCATAGGTTAAAGAGACTCAAGAAGTTTCTGTCTGCTCTGCAGGCATATGACTATAATGCCGCTGCCGCGGCAATAATAAAATCTAAATGGATTCGAGGTGCTAGAGCCCGACGACTGATCGGGCTGATGCAGCATGAGTCAGATATTTCGTTAACCTGATCATCTATTCCGTTGGGATGGAGGCGAGGTGAGGCCTTGCCCGCCTCACGTCGTCTCAATCCCTTATTCATCAAGTCTAAAGGCACCTATAGCGGGTGCCTTTTCTTATGTCTCAATCCCTTATTCATCAGATCATCTATTCCGTTAAAAGGAAGGATTTCAAATGAAAGAAACAATTAAAGGTCTCATTCCCTTATTCATCAGGTCCTCTATTCCGTTAACAAGAATCAAATCTACTTGATAATGATTCTTAAATATAATTTCTCTGTCCGATCATTTTAAGCTTGATTGTGACAGAGAAATGTACTATAATACTCCTTACTTAGTGAATGAAGAGTATTCTAATCTAAAACCACAACAAAAGGAAGGATCTCAAATGAAGGAGACGATTAAAATCACGACAGGGAAAATAAAAGGATCTGATGGAAATCCTGCATCGATTTCCGTCAAGTACGACTTCGGAGAGAACCTAGAAGACGCAATAGCAAAGTACGGCGAGGACGTCGTCTTCGATCTGTACAAGGCAGCGGGGAGCATTCGAGTGCAGAATGTTGCCCGAACGGCCCTGGTCAACAACAAGACCCGTGAAGAAGCTGTTGCACTGGCAGAAAATTACGTACTGGGGACCTCTTTTTCCAAGGGTCCTCGTGATCCGGTGCGTACTGCCGTTTCGGCAGTAAGCAAAATGAGCCCAGAGGAGGAGAAGAAGTTTATCCTCGAGCTCAAGGAACGGGCAAAAGCATTGGGAATAAAGCTTAACTAATAAAAAAGCCCTACAATCTTTTCAATGGGTTGTAGGGCTTTTTTGGACTTCGTCTTACCACAAATTTGTGTTTTTATGGATCCCCTACCATGAAAAAAACTGGTTTTACTGCAACGATAGAGCTCGTTGTACGATGTAATACGTGCAAAGCCATTCTTTATGATGAGCATATAGCAAAGGAAAGTCAAGTCATTTGGCTTAAGCCTTGTCCTACGTGTATTGCATCTGCTATAAACGTAATACTCGACAATAAAAAAGAAGAATAGAAAAAAGGATACTATATGCTAATTACCCTGTTGCTTATGGACATTTTTCTCTATTGTCTTTCCCTGTTGCTTTCGGTTTGCTTATTCTCTTTGACAGGCTAGGTCAAAAAGTGTCCTAGGCAAAATTAAGAAGGTGGGAAAATGAAAGTATACATAACAAACAAGAGTGCCCATAACTATTCTGACGCAAAGCGTTATGGGGAGCTCGTATTTCTTTCTGAGGGAGCCATTAACAAATATAATACCTCTCAAATGGTCCGGCAATTTGAGGAAGTGTTTAAGGATTCTTCGCCGGACGATTATTTTCTGCCCACATCTCTTAATATAATGAACTGTATAGCCTCGGCTCTGCTTGCTATACAGCACAAGAAGGTTAATTTTCTGTTGTACTCAAGTAAGGGATACGTAGTACGGCAGATAGATTTTACTAATATCAGTACAGAAGAAAAGGGGTAGCAAATGACAGTGAAAAGAGTTATGGTCATGAAGAGAGCTATGGTGGTGTTGAACGGGAACCACAAGCTGTTCCCGGAACAAGTGGACCTGCTCAACGACCGGTTTGGCCCCATGAGTTGGGGGATTTTAACAGTCCCACCTGATGGGTGGAATTTATCGGAGATCAGCGACTGGGTGGAAATGATTAGGCCACCCAGCTGTTATGATCTTGTCATAGCTTCTCCTATCCCCGCGCTGTTGGTCAAGTTGGCCAACAGCCGGGAGGAGGTACGGCCCTTGCTGTGGGCCTTCCATAACGATCAGAGGACCTCGAAAGAGGTCCCTGACGGCAAGGGAGGGGTAAGACTGATAAAAACAGTCTCGCCCACGGGGTGGAAGTTAATTTGTTAAAATATAAATTAACTTTGCCTAGGACACTTTCTGACCTAGGCAAACTAAATATCTAAGGGGTATACATGAGAAAGGGACGAAAGGGCCTAAACATTCAAGGATACGTAAGCCCCGTTCTGGTGGCAAGGGTACACGAACAACTTGTCGCCAGAGGATTGTTGGTTCGAGCTAACTCTTATTCAGAGATAATAAGAGTTAGTCTTGAGATAACTTTGGGCTTACTTTCGAGTAAGCCCCAACCAGAAGTAGTGTCTACAATTACTTCTGCTAGTTCGGCTTTAGATTATCTCAGGGCTAATGGTCTGTCTGTGGCTCAAATGTCAGACAAGACAAGACAGCGGGCCCTGCATGACGAGCTCGCAGAGGAATATAGACATTACGAATTTCCTTCGCAGTCGTCATCTGATGTACCACTTGTAACTGAAGAGCCCGACACTGAACCTACATATGTTCCAGATATTGATGTGGAAGAATATTTAAAAAGGATCATGTCCATTAAAACTTACTCAAACGACTAAACAGGAGAATCATATTTTTATGTGTTTATGACAGTTAGAAAGGGTTAAGAATGACATCCGAAGAAAAAAAGTACCTAATCATGCAATATATGGAGATCCCCCCACCTGTGGATCTATTGTTTAGTCTAGTAAACGATTATTCACCTGATGTAACTATAGCAGCAGATTCATTTGCGTATGCCAATGAATTATACGAAGATTAAAAAGGAGACAGGTATGAAGAATCGTGTAAACCCCGAGATCAAAAGGAAAATTTATGAGTATGTATCAGAAATCCCGTATACGGCTCCTCAGTCTACAGCAGAAATAAGGGACGGTCTAAAATTAAACATAAGGCCTCATACGTACTCTATCGCATTATGTGAACTGGTACAGGAGGGTCTAATCACAAGACCCGCTTGTAACAGGTACCACATGTACAAGAAGGGGATTCCACAAGTTCAGGCTAATACAGCAAAAAAACCCAAACCTAACCCCATGAGTCTAAAGGAAATAAAAGAGGCATTAGATTGGGTATTTAGTGTTTATATTCCACACCTCGAGCAAGAGAACAAAGATCTATTTAATTGTTTGGTACGTTACGGTGCCATAGCTCGTAAAGCTAAGGTGATCTATTACGAAAGGCGTGTAATAGACTAGCTTCTAACAGTATAGAAGAAAAGGAAAAATCCCATGACAACGACTCAGACTCAAACTCAGACTAAGTATAACAGCAACATTGACACAACTAAGCTTAGTACTTTCGTTGATTGCCCACGAAAGTACTTTTTCGAGTATGAGTTGGGGTGGCGACCCGAGTTGACTGACCATAACCTGATTTTTGGTGAGGCATGGCATGCGGCACTCGCAACCCTCTACCAGATAGGAAATGAGCCACTTGGAGGAATGGCTCCTATTGATATTGCGTATGTTAGTTTCCTGGATGTGTATCGCCAGCATTTCCAGGAACACACGGATGACATGTACGCACCTAAGTCGCCGTATCTTGCGTATGAAGCTCTTCAAAACTATATAGACGTATATTTTTCCAAGGATGTCACGACCTATGAGGTACAACACATAGAGGCAGTTGGATATGTGTCCATCGAACTCATAGGAGCAGAACCAAGAGAACCAGCAAAACTTTATTTTCGACAGGATCTTATAGCTAAAAATCGTACTGACGGAACAATCGTCAGCATAGAACACAAAACAACCGGTCGCGCTGATAGGAAATGGTACCAGCAGTGGCAGCTGAGTTTACAGGTTGGTACTTATACACATGCTCTATATTTTCTGTACAAGTTAGCCGATGTTTACGGCGTCTTGATTAACGGCGTAGTATTTAATAAAAAAGGTCCAGAATTGATTAGAATCCCTTGCGTAAAAATACTTCCTCAGATGTACTCGTGGTACGAGACAGTAAGATATTACCTGACTGCCTTGCACCACGAAAAACAGGTTCTTTCGCAGTGCGCTGAAGGTGATTCATATCTGAGAGCATTTCCTATGAATCCCAACAGCTGTACTAAGTATTTTGGCTGCCGGTATCATGATTTCTGTTGCGCATGGTCTAATCCACTACGCTATGCGCATGAACCTCCATTAGGATTTAAGGTTGATTTCTGGAACCCGGCTGATCAGCCAAAAAAACAAACCATTGATATTATAGGAAAGGTGATATATGAATAAAAAAATACTTAGTCCAGAAACACAAAAAGAATTAGAAATGCTCTCGTCTATCTACAACAAAGATGTTCGTTCTAGTTCGTTTCGGGCAATAATTCTAGGCGAGAGCGGAACAGGCAAAACTTACATGCTTCGCACCTGTCCTCCTCCTGTTCATGTTGACTCATTTGACCCAGGAGGCACCCAATCTCTTGATGACGCAATCGCAAGAGGTACAGTATTTGCTGATACTCGTTTTGAGGTGGACAATCCTAAGATGCCTTCAGCATTTGATCTCTTCGATCGAGAGTTCCACCGAAGAAAAGCAGCAGGTTATTTTGCGGAGATAGGTACCTATTGCCTTGATTCTCTTACTACGTTGGCAAAGGCAGCTTTACTAAAGATTCTTAAGCTTAAGGGCCGTCCTGGCGGAGTACCTCAGCAAGATGACTGGCTCCCGCAAATGACTCTGATAGAAAACGTTATTCAAGAGATCTCTTCCCTGCCTTGTAATGTTATCGTCACAGGACATCTAGATATTAAGGAAGACGCAGTAACCAAACAACTTCTAATGCGACCCATGATAACAGGCAAGCTTACTACTCGCATACCGTTATTGTTTAGCGAGATTTATGTGGCGGAGGCGAAAGATACCTCCAAAGGTATCTACTACTCACTTCTCACACAATCAACTGGCCGGTACCTGGCGCGTACCAGGCTGGGGAAAGGGGGAATATTTCAAATAAGAGAAGAACCAAATATAACAAATTTACTTGAGAAAGCAAAAAAGGCACTTGAAACTACTAACTCAAACGAAAAGGAAACTACAGATGAGTAAAACCAAAAACACGAATGATTCCGCTCCCTTCGATACTTTTGAGGACTCTACATCATTTGTTCCCAATTTTGATGATGTTTATGATGAAGTAGTGCTTCCTGTGGGAACAGAGGCCCAAATTCAAATTGTCAGCGTTGACACAGGAACAGACAAGAACGGAGGTACGTACTGGAGACTCCGTTGCGAGATTTTGGATCAGCCCACGGCAAAAGACATAACTACGTTTATTTCTTTTCCGGGGCCTTCCGATGACGCGAAGCGCGTCAATCGTAAAAAGCTGTCCCTTATGCGTATGATGCAGTCTCTCAAAATGGACCTGACCAAGCCCTTTAGCCAGTCTGATCTGATTGGGCTAACTGCTTGGGTTATTTTAGGTATCCAGTCTTCAGATGAGTACGGAGATCAGAACATTATCAAAAGATGGCTGTAGCTGAGTGTTCTGATAATAGCTTTGTAGGAACTTAATTAAGATTGCCTAGGACACTTTTTGTCCTAGGCAATCTTAATAAAAAAGGGAGACTAAATGAGAAAGTTCTTTTGTAAAGAATGTGGATTCTTTTTTGTATGTGATGATTGCTATGATGAGCTTTTTCTGTGCTGTCCAAAGTGTGGTACAGTTCTCCAAAGTCATCCTATCACTCGAAATTGTCCTGAATGTTAACTAGGAGTACGGCTATGTCTTTACCTTACCGACCGAGGCTTTCAGTAGAAATAAGTGTAGAGCAGTTTAAAGCTCTACAAGTAATTCCTCATGGCCTAAAAAAACCTCTATTTTTGGCAATAATAAACAACCTTATAAACCTTCTGTCTGAGCCAGACACACGGCACAAAGTAATTATGGCAATAGTAAACGAACAATTTAACTTACCTAAAGAAATCTTCGAAGAGATTATAATAAAGGAGCCTTAAATGGCAATGCTTAAGGACTTGGTTCCTTTCTTTTCGTCTTTATCCACCGAAGACCAGCTAGCTTTAATTTCTGACATACGATTCCAACGTCACACATATACAAAGACCAAAAAAACCACAATAAAGAAAAAAGAGAAAAAGATTACCTTGGTGTCCTCTGGTTCTGATCTTATGGCTTTAGTGGATAATTTATCACCAGATGAAATACGAAAACTATTAGGAGTATTCGATAATGTCGAAAGAAACACCTAACAACCAGGCTTCTAATCTTGCGAGTTCTCTTGGACCCTTAGGCTTAGTTCCAAAATTACTGGATCCTAAGGATATTGACTTTGGTAATAGGTGCCGAAGTGATTATGATGATCAAGGAGAACTATTAAAATCCATAAAAGAACACGGGATACTTCAAAGTATACTTGTGTTAGAAAGACCTAATCAGAACTATTTGCTTCTTGCTGGGGGTAGACGACTAAAAATAGCCTTGGATTTGGGTTTACCTACTATTCCAGCACTAGTATCTACCGTTGAAATGGATGAGTATACTATCCGTGTTTGCGAGTTAGTTGAAAACATCCACCGAAAAGATTTTACCTTCACGGAGGAATTAAAGATAAAACAAAAAATCCACGAATTAATGATCCAAAAACATGGTATTAGACTGGCAGGAAGCCAGGAAAAAACTGGATGGACAAAACAAAACACTGCTGAGTTATTGGGAGTAAGTAAATCATCCATAATAAGTGACCTCCGATTAGCTAATGTTATAGAAGCAGTGCCAGAAGTATTTACTGACGTAAAAACTAAGTCGGAGGCAAAAAAAGTCCTGGAAAAACTGGTAAGAAAAATAACAATTGCAGATAAGGCAGCTGAATTTGAGAAACGTACCTCTGATCTTCCCAAAAATAACTTAGTTAATTCTTATTTGGTTCGTGATTTCTTTGAGGGAATCAAAACCATTCATGATAACAGCTTTGATTTTGCTGAAATAGATCCACCTTATGATATGGACCTAAAATTCCTTCGCAAGAACGATGGTTTTTCTTCTTTGTACGATAAAGAAGACTACAAAGACTCTTACATAAAAGATTATCCTTTGTTTTTGACTAATCTTATGAAAGAGATATATCGAACCCTGGTTATGGGTGGTCAAGGTATTTTGTGGTTAGGTTTAGGTACCCTGAATACTGCTATTGACATATGCACTTCCCTAGGTTTTTCCTGTGGCTATCATCGTATAGGATCTTGGATAAAACCAACTTCCTACTGTTGCCAATCCCGAGTTCCTAATATACTTCTAGCACAATCAATGGAATTTTTTATCTACTTTACAAAAGGCCAAAACTCTAAACTTAATATTCCCGGGTCTCTTAACCATTTCAGTTATAAACCTGTCCCTCCTTCATCTAAAATCCATCCCACGGAACGACCAATAGAACTCATCCAAAACATTTTGGATGTTTTTGTTGGCGCCGGGAGTAGAGTTATCGTTCCGTTTGCAGGTAGTGGAAACACTCTTCTTGCTTGTGCTAATCTTAAAATGTCTGCAATTGGATTTGACCTATCTAAATCTTACCGAGATGGTTTTATTACCCGTGTGTATGAACAACCTTACCAAAACTACAGGAGTTACACTCATGACAACAGAGAAGTTTGTTGAACTTTTTAATGCTCAAATAAAATCCTGTAAAGATATCCTCATAGATAGGGCATCTGTTTACGCACCTAACCAAGACAGACTAGAAAACTTCAAACAAGCCGCATTATTGCAGTCTTGTACTCCTGTTACTGCTCTTGGAGGAATGCTGGCAAAACACATCATAGCAATATATAGTTTTATTTCCTCCCAAGAATCCAATATTTTTGTTTCTCCTGAACAATGGAAAGAAAAAATAACAGACTCTATTAACTATCTTATCCTGCTTTCTGCTTTGCTTGAGGAGTCTTCTAATGTCTAAAGATCTTTGGTTTTATTCTATTGCTCTTGCCGTAAGTAAACAAAGTAAATGCCTTAGCCGACAAATAGGTGCAATACTAGTTAGAGACGATTCAGTAATTGCGCAAGGTTATAATGGGCCAGCTAGAGGTATTCCACACTGTGATACAAGGCATATAATAGACCCACACCTTTACAACACAAATATGGTTTTTTCTGGGGTACGCTGTCCTCGCCATGATCTGGGCTTTAACTCGGGTGAAGGCCTGCATTTATGTATTGCTGCTCATGCTGAACGAAACTGCATTGCGAATGCAGCAAGAAATGGTGTGTGTACTCTTAACACTACTATGTATCTTACTTGCGAAGTACCTTGTAAAGATTGTCTAAGCGAAATAATTAACGCAGGAATAACTGAACTAGTCGTAACTTCTAAGGACGGTTATGACAGTATGGGTGAGTTTATTCTTTCGCACAGTGATCTGGTAGTTAGAGTATATGGGGATAAGTTATAATTGCCTAGGACAGATTTTGACCTAGGCAAACTTAATTTTAAGGCAAACTAGAACCTAACATGTCTTTTATGAGGCTCATATGTCATTTGATATAAATTCCATTTTTGTTCCGGGTGAGGGTCCTAAGGATGCTAAGATAGTTTTTATTGGTGAGGCCCCAGGGACCCAGGAAGCGAGATTACTTAGACCTTTTGTAGGGCCTTCAGGACAGCTATTCGAAGATTGCCTGAGAAAAGCCCTAATTAATCGGAAAGATTGCTATGTGACTAACGTCATAAAAGAACAACCACCAGGTAATAACATAAACTTGTTTATAGATCTATCTAAAAAAACTCCTAAGATATCCGCGCGTGCTCAGGAATATCTGGATATCCTGTATAGCGAATTAAACGAACTTAGCCCGAATGTTCTGGTTCCTGTAGGAAGAATTGCCTTATTTGCTCTAACTGGACTAAAAGAAATAACCAAATACCGCGGGTCTATCTTGTCATCTAATACCCAAACAAAAAGCAGGAAAACTATCCCAATATTACATCCTGCTTCGGCATTACGCGAATATACTTATAGGCACCTAATATTCAGTGATCTACTCAAAATAAAAGAACAATCTAACTATCCTGAGATATCTCTTACTCCACGAACCATACTAACTAAACCCGCTTATTGGGAAGTTATTAATTTTCTCACCACACTTAAAACCTATTCTTATTGTTGTTTGGACATAGAAATCTTTAACAACTATGTATCTTGTTTGAGTTTGGGAAATGATTTTGTTGGATATATGAGCATTCCATTTATGTATAATGGATCAGATTATTTTACGAAGGCTGAAGAACATGAAATATGGGTACTTATATCTGATATATGTGCTGATCCAAAGATAACCAAACTAGGCCAAAACATTATTTTTGATGCAACCTTTCTCATGTCAAAATATGGCATATATATATCACCTCTTGCTGATACTATGATAGCTCATGGTATAGCTTATCCAGAATTACCCAAAGGCCTAGACTATCTTACTAGTGTATATACAGACGTACCTTACTATAAAGATGAGGGGAAAAAATGGTTTAAGCTGGGTGAGGGTTCCTGGGAATCTTTCTGGGAATACAATGCCAAAGACTCTGCTGTTTTACCTGAGATACACAGTAAGCTAGTCAAAACCCTAGAAAAACAAGGTAACATGCCTGTATATGAGCGAACTTTAAGGCTTGTAGAGCCCTTGATCTATATGCAACAACTTGGAATCTTAGTAGACATGGAGGGTCTTACTAAAGCCAACGATAAGGCAACAGAAGATTTAGCACAATTTAATGAGGAGTTTATTAAAGAATGTGGTTTTGAATGCAATCCACAAAGCCCAAAACAACTAAAAGAACTTTTTTATAAGCACAGAGGACACCGCCCATACGTAAATCGCACGTCAGGAACAGTAACAACCAATAATGATGCCTTAAAAAGACTATCAAGACTTGGGGATAATGCAGCAAAAATTCTCCTAAAGATACGCAAACTATCTAAGCTTCAGTCTACCTACTACAACATAGGAATAGACCCAGATAATCGATTACGATGTTCTTACAACCCTGTGGGTACATCAAGTGGCCGTCTTAGTAGTTCTCAAACTATTTTTGGAACTGGTGGAAATATGCAAAACTTACCACCTGAATTCAAGAAATTTTTGAGATTTGATCCGGGCTATATTGGCTATCAAATAGACTTAAGCCAGGCAGAAAATCGGGTAGTTGCATATATTGCACCTGATATTATGATGCAAAAAGCCTTTGAGGAAAACCTAGATGTACATAGTCTTACAGGTTCCTTAATAAGTGGCCTCTCGTATGAGGAGGTAAAGGCCCAAGATAAAGAAAACATAAAATGCGATATCGGAGGTGGGGTATATTCTTGGAGATTCTGGGGCAAAAAAGCTAATCACGGCCTAAACTACGGTCTAGGCTATAAGACTTTCTCATTTTATTATGAGATTCCCGAGAATGAAGCAAGATTTATTGTTAATCAGTATCATAAAGCCTACAAAGGTATCCAACAATTTCATTCGTGGGTACGTATGCGTCTATCCAGGTCACGTACCTTAGAAAACTGCTTAGGACGTAAGAGGCTTTTTCTGGGTAGATGGGGCGAGGAATTATTTAAGGAGGCATATAGTTATATTCCTCAATCTACTATAGCAGAAAAACTAAACCTTGATGGGGTGTGCTTTACTTATTATAATCCAAACTTTTCTAAGGTAGAACTCCTAAACCAGGTTCACGACAGCATATGGTTTCAAATTCCTATGTCTGTACCTTTAGAGACCCATGCTGAAATAGTACTTGCTATAAAATCCGAACTAGAGTCTCCCTTATACTGGAACAATACATCTTTTAGCATCCCTGCTGACGTAGAAGCAGCAGTCCCTGGTGGTAATCTAGCTAAGTATGACCCCAAAACCAATCCCGAAGGTTTGCGTAAAATGCAGGCAACCAATACACTAACTTTGTATAACCAACTAAGGGAATTAACAGAATGCTGCCAGAACGTAGTCGATTAGTTCCTGACTGGATAGAATCCTATCTAGAGGCAACCGACAATACAGAACCACCTATTCTCTATCGTACTTGGACTGCGGTTAGTGTTATTGCTGCTGTTTTACAGCGAAAAGTATTTCTTGAATGGCACACAAGAATATTTCCTAATATGTATATTGTTCTTGTAGGCCCACCTGGACGTTGCCGTAAAGGTACAGCAATGGTACCAGTCCAAAAAATGCTGAGGGATCTTGGAATAAAGATGGCAGCTGAAGCCACTACAAGAGAAGCCTTGATCCGAGCATTACGTAATAGCAGCAATATGCACCCTAATCCTATGACTGGCGTAGTAGAAAACCACGCCTCACTAACTATCTTTAGTAAAGAACTAACTGTTTTTCTGGGCTATAACAATCTTACACTTATTAGCAACCTCGCTGATTGGTATGATTGTGATGATTTATGGACATACACCACCAAAACCCAAGGAACAGACGAAATAATGGGTGTGTATGTTAACCTTATAGGTGCTACTACACCCGAACTTATACAAAGTTCTCTTCCTCTTGATGCTATTGGTGGTGGTCTTACAAGTAGAATAATCTTTGTTTACGAGGAAGACAAAGCAAAGAAATGCCCAGCCCCATTCTTGACAGCAAAAGAAAAACAAATGTTTGAGGATCTTCGTAATGACTTAGAGCAGATACATATGTTTGTAGGGGAATTCAAGTTTAGTGAGTCATATCTAAACCATTGGGTAGAATGGTACATGACTCAGGATAAAGGAATAGAATTCACTGACCCGAGAATGGCAGGATATTACGAAAGAAGGCCAATACACATACTAAAACTCAGTATGATCTTAAATGCATCACGCACTAACATGATGGTGCTTGAAGAACAAGACCTAAAAAGAGCAATAAAACTTCTAGAATTTACTGAAAGCCGTATGCCTCTCACTTTTATTGGCGTAGGTCGAAGTAAACACGCAGATACACTAAGCAGGATTCTTAACTTCATCCAGTCACGGCCTGCTACCACTAGAAGTGAGATTCTACAAACATTCTATCGTGACTTGGATGTTGCAACATTTGATACTATAATTCAAAACCTTATATGCATGAAAGCCATAACCATGGAACGTACTGGTAACTCGGATCCATTAATTCGAGTAATTCCTAATTCACCAGCAGTTAGAAACATACTAAGAAAGGACATTTAATGGACATCAAAGAAGAATACGCAAAGAAGATTTTAGATTATCTTGTTATGGAAGGCAAACTCACTGAAGAAGACCTTAAAAAAGTAAAATCAGCTATTCCTTCTCCTCTTGTTGAGGATGCTATGCGTATAATACACGCATTATGCTGTATTAGGCAACATGACACTACCGACGATCCATTTATTCCGTACTGTGATTTTTATGCTCCAAGAGGTAAGGCTAAGGCAATTTGGGTGGATCGTACACTAAAACTAATAAAAACCCATTCTATTCCAGAAAACGACTTAAACAATATTCTAACCCAAATAAACCACATCTTTCGTACTCTTGAGTCTCTCGAAGTAACCAATAAATCTCATCTTTCTTTTGCCTTGGATTTGATTTGCTATAGGTTCTTGTCAGATGAGTTAGAAGAAATAGCTAAAGAATGTTGTTAGGATTTTGTTAAGATTCCCTAGGACACTTTCTGTCCTAGGGAATCTTAATAACTGAGTGAGTTTATTTTAATCCGTGGGCTTCAGCAGCCTTATATTTACGTAATCGCATATAACCACTGAGTGGTTTTCCACTAAGCCTGCGTTGGATTCCTTCCTGTAAATCTATAACAAACTCAGGTTTTTTGTCATTTATGACTTTGATATTCCACGCAATGACTTCGTCATACACATCAATCATTCCTTGGTAGTCATTCCTATTATATGCATGCATAAATCTATCTACCAACTGAGTAACTTTAGTTCGCCTAAAGTCTTCTGCTTTTTCTATATCCTGGGTTATTCTCCAAAGCTTGGCTTTTTCCAGACTCTGAAAACCTAGGACTTTCTTTACAATGTCGGTATCGGTGTATTTGATAGGGATGCCTTCTTCGTCAGGCCTAGAGATTGGAGTTCCTCTAAGAGTATACAATCCTTCAGATTTGCCTCTAAGAGCATTTAAGATATTTCGAACAAAGATAGAAGGAAAAACAATTTCCATAACTCGTGAGGCTCCTGCTCCTGACTGGTATGCTCGAACTCCACGATAGATATCTAAAGGAATTTGACCAGCTACACCCAGCAGATCCTCAACAGCTTCAGGTACTCCTATCTCATATGAGCCACCAAGAGAAACTCCTGTTACTGAAGGCAACCCGTACATAGCAATATCCCGGATAGTTTCATTATCGGGAAGCTTTTCTCGAAGCATCTTTTCGGGATCATCTCCAGTAAGCGAGGAAAATAGATTCATCATAACTTTCATAAGAGGAAGTCCGGCAGGAATACCTGCTAAGGCCATTGTATGTGCTATACTAAGAAGAGCCATTGCAGGACCTCTAAGGCCTTGTTGGTGTCTTAGCATATTATTCCACATTTCAAGCTGGTGGTGCATGAAAAATCGAAAAGTGTAACCTATTTGAGATATCTTTCCAGCTTTCCCTGTGCGTACCATCAGGGGCTTGTTATAGCTAGCAAACTCCCCAAAACTATAGTTTACTACATCATCACAGAAGTTTATAGCTTTTTTCATGTTTTTGGGGTCTGACATATCAAGTTTTTGGTTAGGAGTTAGGTTGTATTTAGTGAGAGTTTTTTTATTATCTATTTTCCCATCTCGAAATGCTCGATATGCTGCCAGTGCTGTTACGGCTCTGCCGTACCACTCAGTCATACTCATACCACCTAGCACAAAGGTTGTATAAGCTTGCAGCATATTCATAAACTTAGACTCAGCTTTTCGGAGATTTACTTGAAGCTCATTGGTCATCTGGTGTTGTACAGTACCTTTTGTGAGCAGTTGTACCATAAGATTTATTTCGTCTTGTTGCAGATGGTTTGCGGAGGGATCTTTTTTTCCGTGGATTCCAGCAAACCTAGGTTGTTCCGGAAGTTCTAAGATAAACTGCTTTGCTATGTCTTTTGCTGCTCGTGGAAACATTAAGGTACCAGATTTGGAGTGAAGCCCAACTGCCGGGATACCTCCTGTAAGAATTGTCGAAATATTAACAAACGTTGATTTTACTATAGAACCAAGGTATATTCCAGCAAGTGCTGCCCTGGTGGTGTCTACTGTTCGGTCAAGTGAGGTGTAAGGTTTTAGGTTATCAGTTATAAACTTATCCAACAAGGTATGTTCAAATTTATTTGGTTTAAGTGTGTACATAAGTTTGGTGTATTCTTTAGCTGCCTCAATTTTAGCTATAGAAGAATGCAGTCCCCACATATAGTCATACAGGACTTTTCCCACATCTTGTGTTTCGTATCCCAGGATTCCTCGTCGCTTTGCATAGTGGGAGAAGCCTTTAAGTTTCAGGATATGTGCTACTTCGGTAGGAAGAGTTTTTAGGATTTTTTCAGACATTTTTTGAGCAAGTTGTTCTTGTTCTGGGGAGAGGGAAGCCAATATTCCTCTATATTCAGGACTATCTTTATAATGATTGATAGCTGTATCCAGAACCCGAGACATGACATCTATAGGAACCGGAGAGTTCATCCAGAACTGTTCTATTTCATCAGAGCTTTTAATTTCGCTAAAGGTAAGATCCCTTAGGTTAGGATCACTCTGTATACGTTCTCTGATTCTTTTTATGTACTTTTTACCTCCCAGCTTTTCCAGTAAGGATGTATCAAAAGGAATCCTTGCTACAAGATTACCTTCTGAGTCAGTACCTTCTATATATGCCTCTCCATAGAAGTTATGTGGAAAGTAGTTAGGTATAAACCCTGTGTTCTGTATAAACTCTTCCAGCTTTGTCTGGTCTGCTGTAGGATCGTGTTTGTAATAGTTGTAATAAGTTTGATGAGCTTCAAGCAGCCTTAAACGAACATTATAGAGATAGTCATTTACTTCAGGATCAAGGTCCTTGGTATCAAGAAACTCCTGAAATTCTTCAAGATGTTTTGGATTTAAGTCAAGTTTGCCGTCCTCTCTGCTGATATAAGGCACTGCCTGGACGGCCTCAAGCTGTTTTCCATCTAAATCATTTAATATTTTGGCTATGGTTATTTTTTGTTCAGATGTTAGTTTTGGCCATTTATCTAGGCCCTGCATACTTTTTAAAAACCCCTCGTTTCTAGTATTCGTACGTGATTGAGCCACACGATAAACTGGTTCGAGCTTCTTTGCTACTTTGGCATTCCAGTAAGGTATTCCAGCATATTGACGATAAAGCTTTCCTAATCGTCGGCTGACACCACCTTTAGGAAGCTTAGAAAACTGAGAAGAGATATCCTCCGTGAGTTCGTTTAACATTTGGGGTCCGAAAGAATACAGGGATATAGGATTTGACCTAAGCTTTTCCAAACCCTCAGGAGTTATTTGTATACTAGGCTGTAAAGAGTTTGTGTTAGTAGTATGTATCCATCCCAAGCTAAAATTCTTTTTTCCTACAGCCTTATTGAGTATATCTTGAAATAACTTACCCAGTAGGCCTAGAGTCTTATTTTCAGAGGAACCATAAACTATCCTAGGCCACGCTGCTTCAAATCTAATATTATTCCCAGAAACTACACGATCGATAAGTAACTTATTTGCCACATAATCACCTACATAATGCTTTAAGTCTTCTGGTTTTATTTCCTCTGATTGTATTTCATCGACCGTTGGATAAATATATAAAATATTTTCCTCTTTATCATATTCCAGTTTAGTAACTGCTTGTGACAAGGCATCAGACCAACGACTTATTTGTTGTTCACCAGTTGTCCAAGCTATCGTAGAAAAGCCCTTATCAGCAAAATACATAAGAACTCGTTTTAAAAGAAGGGTGTTATAAGACTTTCGAAAAGGAGCATCAATAGACCTTTTATAATCTTCAAGATAATACCCTTCTCGTTTTCCTTTTTGATGACGGGCGCTTTGTACCTCATCAATAAAACCTACGGGCGACGTAGTATCACCTGCATCAATCTTGTTTGTTTCTTGAACACGTGCCCAGCCTATATTTTTTTTCCCTTCATCTTCCGCAAAATGCAGAGAATCATATGGAAGTTCCTCCGCTTGGAAACTAGTTATAACTAGTTCTGTGTTATTAATTCCTCCTGGGGTAGTCCATGATATATGTTTAAGCTTTTTAATTTTTTGGTTTTTCTTTTTCTTTTTTATTTGATTAGTAAGACTACCTATCTTCTTAACTATTCTGGTATCATTTTTTATATACGTTATATACTTCTCCGGCATATATCTCAGCGCAAACACGTCATTAATGGAACGGTCCTGCATTTTATTTATTGCATAACCATGAACATAATCATGACTTTTCCTAAAATAATTATTAATAGTTAAACGCTCCGGTGAATCGGGAGCAGGGGACTTGCCAGATTTAAGTTTCTTAAAAAATGTATTAAGTTTTTCATATTCTAGATAGATTGGATTTTCAGTAAGTTTATATAAGGTAGAAAACATCTCGGGTGAGATATCACCTAACGAATCATAAGGATTATGATACCTCTCCCCAGTAACAGGATCTGTATAAATTGCTTTATAGTTAGAATTATACTTATTCTGTGTTCGAAAAACCTCTGTCAAAAAGGTCTTGTGCATATCATCTTTTTTAAGGGTAAGCTTCCTTTTACCTTTTTCTAAGGCTGCTATATGTCCCTCTTCTTTTGTAGCTACCTCAGAATATATTACTTCATTTACTAGTATGGCTTTTTCCTTAAATACTTCTGCCACATCCCGAAGTTTAACTTTTCCTCCATGCTCTTCGGCTAATTCCTCTAAATCATCTTTTGCTGAAGTTAACCTAAAGATATCATCTAATTCTTCTTTTTTTATATAAGCTTTTCCCGGTTTTTTTCCTGGTACTTCTTGCCCACTATATTTATCAAGCCAATAATAAAGCTGATCTAATGTCATTTCGTTTGGCATTGAAGGCATTGATGGCTTATTTACATTAGAAAAAAACTCATTAAGAGAACTGCGAAATACCTCACTAGCTCCCCTAAACATATGAGGCCCTACACTATGAAGCTTCACCGCTTTAGTAATACTTTCTGGAAGTTGGGCCTCTCCAAGTCTTCTTGGAACCTCTTCTTTGCCTAGGACACTTTCTGACCTAGGCTCAGAAAGTTCTTGCCCTGATGGTTCTTGCACTAAAGCTTCTCTGTTGGTTATAATATTAAGCGCTGCTTGTCTATTTGATTGATATTGCTGGATTGCCTCCTCATGTAGTTTTGGAGACATACGTAAAACATAATCTTCATTACGTAAGTGAGGATAGAGCTTTACACCTATCTTTTCTTCTAAGTCCAAGGCTGCCTCAGCAGCCTCATTAAAGGAACCAAACTTGCGTTTCATTACGTCCTGAACTTCGGATTGAAGTTCAGAAGCTACTGGCTTCTCCTTCTGAGGAGGAATTTTTAGAATCGGAGGAGCTGGAGTAACCCAATCAGGTGTGGGAGGTTTTAATAGTGTTCGCTTTGGTTCCTCAGGAGTAGGTTGAACTTCTTCAAAAGGCGCTGTAGGTTCTCCTGGAGGTGCTGTAGGTTCCTGAGGCTTTTCTGCGATATCCTCAGGAGTTACTATTTGAGCAGGGGATTTTGGGTGAACCATCTTTCGGGCTTTGATTCCAAGGGCAGTAAGCAATCCTCCAAGGATAGCCCCAGCCAGGCCTCCGGCTCCTCCAGCTTCTTTTATTCCATTAAAAAGACTAACTGCCTCTTTGTAGTCCTGGATGGCTATTGCATTAGCTCCTATTTCCTGGACTATTTCTTGAACTGCTTCATCAGTAAACCCAAACAAAGTTCCAGCTGTCCGGGGATGCTTAGCGGCTGTTTCTACGGCTTTGTTCCAGACTCTTTGATAAAGTTGTTTAGCTACTTCGGGGCTTTTCTTAGCTACGGGTTTGACAAGTGCTTTTGTTACTCCAGTAAGAAGTTTGAGTCCTGCCAAATCAATAAGCCCAAGATACTTTGCTTTCGTTGCTGCGTCTACTGCAATTTCCTCGGGAATGCCTTGCTGGATTCCTCGTTCCAACATACTAACACCTTCAGCTGACATCATAGGAAGTGCCGCAACACTAAGTCCTACAGGTCCTCCCCCAAATGCTACGAAGGGAAGTGCCCCAAGTGACTGTCCTACACCTTTCATGCCAGCGTAAGGAATACTTTCTTGTATATCAGGTTTTATGGAAGTTTGTCCACTTACATAACCCAGATCTTCAGATCCTAATGCCGCAGCAAAAGGTATCTTACCTTCTTGGCTTTGTTTGTAGAATTTATATGCATAGCTTTCTTGGATTGGAGTCTTTAGATACTCCTTAGCAGCTTCTTTCTGCTCGGGTGAAGGTAAAGGCTCTGTTATAGCTGTAAAGCTAGGGGCTTTGCCATAGTATCCTTTAGCAAAAGGCGTACCTTCCTCAAGCCCAGTCGGCAATTCAGAAATGCGTTTTGCTTTAGATTTTTGTTCTAGTTCTTTCTGGAGTGGTATACTAGCAAGAGATTCTTGTGCCCCATGAATAGGAGCAACAGCTAGTGATTTAATCCAATCCCCTGTAGTTGTAGGCCTAAATACTCGGTCAAACTTCTCAAAGGGAATATCAGAATAACTTTTCTTGTGTATCCCCAGAGATATTTGCTCATCCGTAAGGTCGTTGTATTGAGGATTTTGCTTACGAAATTCAGATATATTTATCATATACACAGACCTTTTATTTAATTAAATGCCTGATACCTAATGGATCATTGTCTTCAGTAACCTGGGGAGTTTCTTCTTGCTTATTACCTAGCTCAGACTTCCAGTTACTTCCAAAAATCGAAGACATTTTTTCATCTAAGACAGTGTCTAAAGGCACATTACGTTTAAGTGCCTCTATATGATTTGGTGACCCAGGAGAAGAGGATTTTAGAAGAGTCTGATACATATCCTCAATTGCTTTCTTTCTGTGAGTAGCTTGAGCCACAGCAGCCTTAGCATAATCAGGCAGCGCAATAAAATCCTCTACTGAAATATCTGTTCCTTCAAAGAGTTTTTTACCAAAAGCTTTAAGAGCCAGTTCTTCTCGCTGCTGTTTTTTACGAGCCAGCTCAGACTGAATTCTTGTATGTTCTTCTTGGGCTCGGCGAGAACCTTCTAAGGACTCCGCAATACGAGCTTGCGAAGCATAATATTTTTCTTTTGCTTGAAGTTCTTCCATATCCGTAATAAACTTCAGGGCATCTTTACCAGTAACTGTTACCGGAACCCCAAAAGCATTTATAGTAACTGGCTTAGTTGTTTCAAGTTCTCTTTCAGTAACAGCAGCTTGCATTCCCAACCCACGAATAACTGCTGCTTTATGTGCTCTTTCATACGGAGCATTTTCCTCTATTATTGCCTGCTGACTAGCCGCAGCTATTTGTTCGGGAGTAAGCCCGAGATTGCTTGCACCTGGGGTCTGCTGAGGCACCGGCATAGTTGGTATCATCCCAGACGCCGGAGAACTGGGACTACCTTCGAAAGGGACTGTACCTAAAGCAGAACTCGGGGACTGTAAATACCTATTTAATTCTTCTTGATTTGCTGGAACTCCCTGAGGAGGAGTAATACCATACTTCTTAAAATCTTCTGCTGTAGGTGTTCCCTGTTGCCATTGAGGTGTAGTCTGTGGTGGAAACAGGGGAGTAGGATTAACTGGCGCAGGTACTTGTCCAGGTTGCCCCATAGGCTGTTGTGGAGCTTGTCCAGCTGCTCTTTGTGCCTCTAGCACCTCTGCCTTTCGATTTTGTTCAGGAGATGCAGCCTTCCAAGTAATATTCTTACTTCCATCTGGCTTGATTGTTTCATTATACCCCACTAAAGAATTTCTTGAATCTCCCAACATAGCAACAGCACTTGTTCCCAGTTGCTGTCTTTTTATTTGGTCTTCGACAGCCTTATTGTATATCTGTCCCTGTATTACAGGACCATAAGTTTCTGCTGCTTGCCTTCCAAAAGTTCCTTCAGGAGACAAGGCACCACCAAACTGCAATAAACCATGCTGAAAACTAGGATCTTTTAAAGCTTCCCACCATGCCATAAGTCTTCCCCTTTAAGTTGATTCCCTAGGACACTTTTTGACCTAGGCAATCTTAATTTCTACGAACCAAGCAAACCCCCAACAAAACCTAAAATCCCACCAACTCCAGCACCTATAGGATTTCCTGCTGTCATTGCAGCACCCATAGCAACACCACTCATGGCACCGCCAATAGATGACATTGTTTTGTTATGTGTAGGTATTTTTGCAGCTGCTGCTCCTGCTATAGCAGCAATAAGTCTACCACCATGATTAAATACCTCGAGATCCCACAGAGCATCTTGTTCTTCAAAATGCGCGTTCTGGTCTTGTTGTTCCTTTTTTGCAACTATTTTTATTCTGGCGTATTCTATAGCTATCTGAGAGGCCATCCGTAAGAAGGACTCTTTTGCTGCAAATACTCTAAGCTGAAAATCAGCTGCCTGGAGAATTATATCTGCCCTACGATTATAATTTTGAAGATACAACTCAGCAGCAAACCTAGCTACGTTTCTTTCTTTTTCAGCTTCCAAAAGAGCCCTACCTACAACAAAAGCACTACTCATTACAGCATTAATGTCTTGCATTCCTCGATCAAAGCGAGGATAAGTTTTAGATACTAGATCAGCATCTAATTGAGAACTATAGGCATTTATGAGATCGTTTAGTTTGCTGGTTGAATCTGTGTTCATTAGGTAGGTATCTACAAAGGTAGTGGCTGTTTTCAGGGGAGTAAGAGCTGTAGCATACTCGGTTAGAGGATCAAGGTTAGTATAGAGCTCTATTTGGCTTAACGCATCCGCCAGAGCAATATCAGGATTATATGCTGAAAAACCAGTAAAAGGACTTGCTCCAAGTGCTGCATTCATGACATCAACTATACTTACTTCAACTTTATCCACCGGATCAGTTCCACCAGGAGCAATACTAGCTAACCAATCCATATGAACATTTTGAAGATACTGAGGATATTCTACCTTACCAGATCCTTGTCCACCTCCCCCAAAAGAACAATAATCTATTCCACGAATAGCATAAGGCTTACCAAAACTAAACTCACCCATATTAGGAAGCATTAGTACCCTCCCCTAAGAAATATTCATAACTCCGTAAGTAAAAGTATCAAATTTTCCTAAACGATTTATTATTGCTAGAATCTCATCAGACTGAGTATAAAAAGATAACTTCTGGCAGTTGTTAGATTTAGCAAAAAGAATAAGTTTGTTCAGGCCAAATTCCCATGCTTTAGAAGACACAGGCCTAAATCCATACACACAATATATAAGTAGGCTTTTTGTACCACTACAATCATCCCTAGTAACTGTAGTAATAACTATACCTATTAATGTTCGATTATCATTTAACATAACCCAAACTTGCATCTTACTCGAAATAAGCTGTTTAAGTACATACAACACAAAATCATCTGCACCATCCATTATCGGAGGTGCTGAAGCAAGCAAAGCTTCCTTAATCACTTCCCAATGCTCACTAATCTGATTCGGCTGAAGCCTTAGCAAGACCATACATTCCCCTAATAGCTCTTTTGTCAGTTAACTTCCACCTAATATACCCACTATCCAATTGTATGTCTGGATCAGAACTTCGTATAACAAGTCTAAACTCAACTCCACTAACATGTGGACTTACTCTTCCACTTGGCCCTACTCTTTTATAAGAACTTAGCCTAAATTCATCTTGTTTGTTGTTTCTCCAATATAAAGCCACCTCAGCATTACCACTAGAACCAAGTAAAACTTCCGTGATTGTTTTTATTGTTCTTATATTTAGGTCAAAACTATTCGAAACAAACAACCTATCATTAGATAAGTTTTCTTGTTTCACACACACAAAAGCCCCATCAGTAAAAACCCCAGTTCTAACTAATTGTGAAATTTCATATAGTTGGTTATCCGAAAAAACATAACAATTTGTATCACCAGCAATATAAAAATCCCCTCTATTCTGGTCATAGGATATTGTTATATTTTCTCCTAACATAGGTTCAAAGAACTCCTGATATCCTAGGCGTTCTATTCCCTTCGCAGTTATTCTTCTAAGGTATCCCCTCTCATCAACAAACAAATGAACATTTTCATCACCGCCAACTGCTCCTTTCCCGGCAATTCCGTAGTATGTAAGTAACTCCATACCGTACGTCGAAGCTGGCGAAGAGACAGGGTACAATGAGGTAATTCCTTGGTCCCCGTAAACAAGCATTGTCTGCTGATCCATCCCGAGGGAGTTTTTACTTGTTGTAAGTATTCGCAGGGCGTATACTTGTCCTTGCCACGGCATTGGGATATAACCTGCGGTATTCTCACCATCGAGGCTAAAGTCTTGTACACCGATTTTACTCCACTCTACCCAATTGGGGCCTTTATCAGTATTAGCTATAAACAACTGTCCCCTAAAATTACACAAAACTTTGCAATTAGGTATTTCATCCTCAGGAGCAAAATAGTAGTCACCACTAGATATATCTACTCTTATATTCAAATTACCATTATTAAATACCACATAAGGACCAAAATCAGCAAAACTCCAATGTTCTGCCGAATAAAACCAAGTAGTAAGAGGAACCAAAGAATAATCAGGCATAACCTTATAAATATAATGCCTGGCACACAGATACGTATCCTTACGTCCTTTAAACAGCTGTGGGAGATTCTCATCTATTTTTACGAGAGGCCTAGGGAATGGATCAATAAGACTTTTTTGCCCTTCCATACGAAATTCGGAAGGCTTAAGATTCATACAAGTAACACAGCCAGGATTATTTAAGCTATTTAGTTTGTCAGTTCTTAGCCCAAACCTAAACAACTGAGTTATTGGCGTCTCGAATTCCTTCATCAGCTATCCTCTCAATAGTAGAAATAAGATGCGTCTCAACATCAGCATATTTCCTATCTGGAGCAAACAATATTCCTAACGCAATATTGCTTACTTCAATGTTATCTATATACACAACAAGTTGGTCTAACTCAAATACTTCTATATTCGGGGTACTTATCGTTGTCTCCCCAGTTAACGAAATTATCTGGTATTCTCCTTTTACGTCATTCAAAAACTCCAAGCGAAGCTTAGGTTTCTTGTCTCCTAGCTTACTTACCCTACAGGCTAATCTTTTAATAGTTCCCGAACACGGAAAAAAAGAAGAACACAAAAACCCAGATTCAGCTGGCTTATCTATAATCCAACTCATAGGTATAGGAGGCATTACACTACTCATAGTTTTATGCATCCTACGACTAAGCCTATTCAAAACCATTTCAACATCACTTAATGAATCTATCTTAAACCTAGGTTTAGGTTCAACAGTCATAACTATCCCTCCATTTGATTTATATCAAATGATTCTTCCTCCACAACATCCTTGTCAATATCAGCAAGGGCTATCTCTAAGGCTTCTAACCAATCCCTAGCTCCCTCTCTATTCCTATTAAACACTTCTAACTGATATAACGCTCCCAAAAGCAATATCTCAGGATGTACCATACTCCAGTAAGTTTCATCCTCATCCGCAGTAAGTTCTGCATTCTCAAATAACCCAGTAACTTCTATAACTATCTCCTGATCTGTTGGCGGATACACCAGTACCCCATCAAAAACCTCACTACCACTCATAGCTAAAACATCAAAAAACCCAAGATACTGTTCCCACTGAGACAAAATAGGCTTATCCGGATACATCCTTAACAAAACAGGAGTAAAATACAAAGGACTTCCACTATCCACTGCTTTATTCATAGCAGGAAACTTTGTTCTAAATTCAGTATAAGATAGTTTTTTAAGCCTTGTTCTTACTTGTTCTTCAGGAAAGTGAGCCCATACCTCTCCAATAGCCCTACATCCCCTAAAAGACACCCCAGCTTCCCCAACAGAGAGCTTCTTAAAAAACCTTCCTATACTCTTCTTTACATTGATCTTTCTTTCAATAAACTTCTGTCCAGCATTAATATAAAAATCAGCCCCATTATCCTGCCAATCAACTTCATCCACTACTAAATCATATCTTCCACTCTTTTCAACAAAATGGCGTCTTACAGTAAGTAGATTCATAAGCAGGGCCTTTTACTTGATTGCCTAGGACACTTTTTGACCTAGGCAATCAAGTTAAAAATATTTAGGAGTCATACCCAAAACCATTAAGCAACATGAGCGTAGAAGCATGATGTACTTCCAGCCCACACTCAGTCAAAAATCCCTCTTTAATTCCATCGATATTAACCCACGAACCTTCTTTCAAACTTGAATCCGCCTGAAAGTAGGTGTCATCAATATAATTATACCTGATGTTCGCCGGGTCAAACAACAACATACTATATCGATTTGAGGGTTCAAAACTAAACAATGGGTGGATATACATATCTATCGACCCAAACGGAGTAACCCATTCCATAATCTTAATACCATATGAAACAGTCTTTGGCGTAAACTGGAACTGTCCTCGCTGCTCTACATACTTATTCAGAGCAAGCATAGTACCACTTCCAACATAGGCTGTACGGTTCTTGCTACCGTACCTAAAGCACACCTCCAACCATTTGTTCAGCCATTCTCCACCGGCCTGCATCCAGGTAAATCCGTCAAAATCCGAGTCAGTCCGGTAATCGCTTCTATTTTCAGAAGGGACAAAACTACAAACTCCACCAGTAGTTCGTTCAGGCTGTCCATTTTCTCCAGTAAATTCTGTCATAATACCCCACAAGAACGCCTTTTCCATTTCTATTCCATGACGTTCCAGACAATCTCTCTTAGCCTCCTGGTAAGCGGATGACCCATAACGAACTTTAGTCCTCATACGAGTTCTGGTAAGACTCAATGAAGTCCTAAAAATCTGGGTGTAGTTATACTTTTTGTCAGGGTCGTATGCGATACTATCAGGCATTTGGCTGCCTTCAGGATTAATGTTACCAATAATCAAAATCCTGTCGCAATCACTCAAGTCATTCCCTACACCATTATCGTCAGCCTCAAGAAGCTTAACCGCTATAGTTGAGGTTGTGCCGTTCTTAGTTACTGACAGGACTTTTGCGTTAACATCCACAGTAAGGTTACTACTATCCCTCAAAAGAACCTGGTGCCCCTGCCTAAATTCACTTACTCCCGTGGTTTCCTCAGTAGCCGTAATATACAATACCTGCCCAGCTACCCCACCACTCACGTAATCAGTTCCAGCCTGGTCAGACTTAACAGCAGTTACAGTTGCCGCCTGGGGAGGCAACCCCTTCTCAAACCAGTGAAATTGTGGGTCAGTAACCATACTTGAAGGCATCAAAGCAGTAAGTGCAGTAAGAGAAACAGATCCGTTAGGGTACATCCTAAGAATCTTTTCCCTCCACGACTTGGGCCTAAAATCGCTATCTGCATGACTTGCCGAAGAACGCATATTCAAAAAAGCTTGCATATGATTTACTCCTATTTTAGTTGATTCCCTAGGTCAAAGTTTGACCTGGGCAAAGACTTAGTTTATATCAGACCAAGTACCATAAACTCCAATCGCTGCCCAACTGTTTGTATCTACAGCAAGCAAAGTTATGGTATTCCCAATAGCAGAACTACGAATAGCATCTCCCGCACTATTCGTAAGACCAAGGATAGTATCAGTATTATCGGGGTTAATATCCAAATTCTGCCCAGCAAGAACTACAAAAGTAACTTTCTTCCCAAGCATGCTTGTGGCAGTTGGAAGATTATAAACCAAACCCCCACTTGCACCTTTGTTTGTGTAGACTCCCCCTGAACTACTCGTAGTCAAAGTTACAGGAGAATCCCCCTCAGTCTTAGCAGTAATAGGTGCTACATCCAACACCAAAGTACCACTAAGATTAGGAAGAGTTATGGTCCTATCTGCCGTAGGGTCAGTAGGAGTTAGAGTTATTTCATTCCCATCAGCCGTTACTCCTTCAAACACAATGCCATTAGAAGCAAGCCAAACGCTATTTGCTGCATCTGCT